TGCCGGACGCACGGGATTATTTGTGCGCCCGCTGTTGCGTCAAAAACGCCCCTAAAAGCGCCGCAAAGGTTTATTCCGTATTATGTTCCACCCTGTTCCCAAGCACCCCGGAAACGGGCGGAAAACGCCTTACAAGCTATGAACAAGATGCGGGTCTGATACGCACGGCGTTCCGGCAGGTGTACGGCATTGACCTTTTCCGGGATGACCTGCATTGGTTTGAGTTTGTCGAGCTTTTGCAATTCCTGCCGGACGGGTGCAGGTATGAAGAAACCATTGGCATCCGGGCAAGACCAATGCCCGCCGCAACCAAGTACAACCAAAAGGAACGGGAATGGTTGATGAAAGCAAAACAAAGCGTTGCATTGCACTTGAACGAAAAAGAGCAAGCACGCAAATATGAAACCGATGTGTCAAACGTGTTTGCCGGGTTGATGGGCATGATTCAAAAGGCACAGGCGGCAGAAGCAAAGGAAGTGAACACGGGTGGCAAATGACGGACAAATTGTTTTTGAGGTTACCGCAGACGGGCGGCACGCTATTGCGGACATCAAAGACATAACACGGGCAATTCAACAGGAAACCGGGAAATGGGACAATGCCGCCAAAGAGTCATCAGACAATATCAACAATCATTTCTCCGGGATGCTGAAAAAACTTGTTGCCGGGTTTAGTGCCGTAAAGATCGGAAATGCGTTGCTTGACATTGGCAAAGACGCAATTTCGGCGGCTTCCGATTTGGCAGAGGTGCAAAACGTTGTTGATGTGACCTTCGGGCAAGGCGCAAGCAAAATTGAATCATGGGCAAAAGCCGCCGGAAGTCAATTTGGCTTGACGGAAACACAGGCAAAGCGGTTCACTTCCACGCTTGGCGCAATGATGAAATCAGCAGGTTTATCCGGGAACAAAATTGTTGATATGTCAACAGACCTTGCCGGGTTGACCGCTGACATGGCAAGTTTTTACAACCTTGACTTTGACACGGCTTTCCAGAAAATCCGTTCTGGTATCAGCGGCGAAACCGAACCGCTGAAGCAACTTGGAATCAATATGTCCGTTGCCAACTTGAACGCCTTTGCTTTGCAACAGGGTTTGTCAAAGACCTTTGACCAAATGAACCAAGGCGAACAGACCATGTTGCGGTATCAATATCTGATGCAAGCAACGGCAGACGCACAGGGCGACTTTTCCCGCACTTCGGATGGGTACGCAAACAGCGTGCGGAAGCTTCAAACAAACGTTGACCAACTCAAAACAACACTCGGCAAGGGGTTCATTGATATTGTAACCGAAGCAACTGGCTTTCTGAACACGTTTATTGAATCACTAACCCCGGATGACAGCAAGCGCACCGTCTTGGACGATTTTGCCGATATTGATTTGCAGACGGAAACCAAACTTGCACAGATTCAAGAAACGGCAGAGCAAGCACGGCTATTGACCGATGAACTTGATAAAATCGGCGGTTCAAAGGCTGACAAAGCCGGGTCAAGGGTTCAGCAGATCGCAAACGGGCTTGCGGAGATCAACCTTGACCAAGGCAAAACGGGCGTTGTCAAAGATTTCATTTCCACACTTGCAGATAACATTGAAGTGCTTGCGGCTGTGCAAGGCACGGACGCAGACGGTGCAAAAGCGTGGCTTGATGGTATTGCGGAAAGCGCAAACAAGCTTGACCCGGATGATGCCGCAGGATGGAAGACTCTGATTGACTCAATCAAAGAGGGGTTGCCGGGGCTTGAAAATACAGACTTCGGGGCGGCGTTTTTCTCTGCGCTTGGTGACGGGTTTAACGATGTCGAGCAAAAATCAAGCGTTCTGCAATGGGCTGTTGATGCACTTGGAAACAAGACCAACAAAACGGCGCAGGAACAAGCCCTTTGGCTTGAAACATGTCAACGGTTGGTCAAAACAATTCCGGGATTGTCTTCTATTATCAACACGGAAACGGGAGAAATCAAGGGCGGCACGGATGCAGTAAAGAAATATATCAAAGCGTGGGAAGACGGGCAAAAAAAACTTGCATTGCTTGGTGCTGTTGAGCAAAAGGAAAGCGCACTTTCTTCCCGCTTCGCAGATCTTCCGGGGCTTGAACTTGATATGGCGCTTGCACAGCGCAGAATGCGGAAGAGCTTTGAACAGCTTCAAAAGCTTTATGCGCAATATGGAATGAAGCTTGGTTTTAATCAGGACGGGTCTGTATATCGTGGCTTTGGTGATATTGAAGGATTAAGCGCAGAAGACAAAGCCATGCTGAACCGGGAAACTGACTATTTTGAAAACCTTAAAAAGGAAGCGGATGCCGCAGAAGATGCATACAATCTGCAAAAGAACGCACTTGACGAAGCAACAAAAGCACTTGCCGAATACCGGGCAACAGTTGACGAAATGTCCGGAACAATCGAACAAGCGGCAGATGAAAGTGATCAATTCTGGATTGACAACGCAGACAATATCAAACTTGTTGTAAACGCCGCTGACGAAGCGTTGAAAGCCCTTGAGGATTACGCAAAAGGTGTACACGATGCCGCACGGCAAGCGGTTGACAGTGTTGCGCACAGCTTGAACAGGGTGGATTATCAAGCATACGGTAAGCAGATTGAGAAAATAACCGAATTGTCAAACGAACAGGCAAAACACAAGGCCGGTTCGGATGAATGGAAAAAGCTACAGGCAGAGATTGACAAAGCCAATGAAAGCCTTATTAGAACGAATGACATATACAAAAACCTTGAAACGCAATCACAGTTCCTTGGCGCATACCTTGACAACATCCGCAAAGCCCGTGAACTTGGCGTGGATAGCAACCTGCTTGCAGAGCTTTCAGACGGTTCCGTAGAAAGTGCGGAATACCTTGATGCGCTTGTAAATGACAAGACGGGCAAGACCGTTGACGAGATCAACGCCAAGTATCAGGAAATCCAAGAGAAGAAAGCGGCGTTATCAAGTGAACTCGCCAACCAACAATTGACGGTTGATCAAACATATCAAAGCCTTGCGGAAAAGGCGAAAGAAGCGGTTGCCGCCCTTGATCTGCAAGGCGAAGCCGCCGCCAATTCCGGCGCAACCGTTTCCGGCATTGCACAGGGCATTTCCGACCACGTTTCCGAAGTGTCCGGGGCGGTTGACAGCATTATTGCGGAACTGGAACGGCTGAACGGATACGGTGTCAATATTGATTTCGGCGGGTTCGGAAGTATCCAATTCACCACAAGCACAGGCAAAACCGAAGGTTCCGGGCGCATGGGTATCCCGCTTGTCCCGCATGATGACTATATCGCACGGTTGCATGAGGGAGAACGGGTTCTGACAGCGCAGGAAAACCAGATCTGGAACGCATTGCGCAATGGCGGCGTTGCCGGGTTCGACCTTGAAGCCCTTGGCGGCGTGATGCGTGACAACGTAAAGCCCGGCGGCAATGTTTACCTTGACGGGCGCACGGTTGGGCAGGTTATTTCAGATCAACAGGGCAAATCATACAGACAACTTCAGCGAAGTGGGTGGCAAGGATGATCGTTTTTAATGGCGTTTCCATTGACAGCGTTGCGCCCGTGATGATTGAGGACATAAAGGTGTCCCCTATCAGATACAACCCCGTTGTGCGTCCCCGTGCAATCCGGTTCGGTTCTGAGTTTGTACGCATGGGCGGCGGTGAACGCACGGTTGTTGTAACGTTTGCCATACTGGAAAAAAACAAAGTGTTGCGGCAGGAAGCTTTCCGCAACCTGTCCGTGTGGGCAAAGACTGATGCCGAATACATGCTTGAACTTCCGCAAGACCCGTTGCGTTATCTGCAATGTGTATGCACCGGGAAACCGGAACCGTCAACCCGTGCTTGGTGGGAAAACAAGTTGCGGTTAACGTTTACTTGTTTCAATAATCCGTATTGGACACGGAAACAAGAGAAAACAGCCAATTGCGGGACGGCGTTCAATGTTCTTGGAGATGCACCCCCGCTGATGCGGATTGAACGCACGTTGACAGCCGCCGCAAGCAACCAAACCTATTCCAACGGTGCGCAATCAATGACATTCTCCACGATTCCCGCCGGGGCTATGGTGATAGACCTGAATGACCAAACGGCACAGGTTGGGAGTGCGTCAATCATGCAATACTATCAACCGTCCGGGTCTTTCGTTATCCCGAAAACGGGGCGGCAGACGATCAGCGGAACGGGAACGATACATTTCCGGGAGAGGTGGGAATAGATGCAAACAACGTTTTTGAATCCCGCCGGGGCTGTGTTGTTTATCCGGGACGATATGGAACAGGGCAATTGGACACAAGAAGAATACACGGTCAATGCAACATTTCCATACATCTCTGGAAAGGTAATCGAACGGGGGCAACGCATTTCCTTCCGTGACCCGGCAACGAACAGCATTGAAGTTTTTGAAATCCGGAACGTGAGCAATATTGAACCCGATCATTACCAACAGATTATTGCGGAACACATTGCGGTTTCAGAATTATCTGATGAGCATATCAACACGCAGGAAATCACGGACAAAACCCCGGCGCAAGCGTTGGCAACCGCCCTGACAGGAACGCTTTGGGCGGTTGGCAATGTATCGGTTACACGCACATCCTCTGCGGATATCGCACGGGGAAGCGTATGGCAAGCGGTTGGCGTGATTGCTCAAAATTGGAATGTTTATATTATGCCAAGGGTGACGGTTAACGCCGCCGGGGCTATTACGGGAAGATTTCTTGATGTGATCGAAAGCAATGGCACATGGCGTGGTCTGCGGTTGTCCATTGATAAAAATATGTCGGATTCATCCGTTGTATATGACGATTCGGAAACCCTGACGGCGTTATATGGTTACGGCGGCACGGTAGAGCAGACGCAAAGCGGGGCGGACGATCAAAGGGTGGAAGTTACGTTTGCAAGCGTTGTTTGGTCGGCTACAAGCTCACACCCGGCGAAACCCGCCGGACAGACCTATCTGGAAGACCCGGCAAAGACTGCGCTATATGGCAGGAACGGAAGACCACGCTTTGGTTTCTACCAAAACGGGGATATAACAGACCCGGCTGTTCTGCTTGAAAAGACATGGGAAGCGTTGAAGCTGACAAGCTCCCCGAAAATCAGCATATCCGGAACGGTGAGTGATCTTTACAGGCTTGGCTATAAAGATCAGCCAATTCGCTTGCATGATATGGCGATTGTGGAGATATCGGAAACAGGGGAAAAATTCTATCTGCAAATTATCAAAAACGATGTTGATTTGATAGACCCGACAGCAACCCGCCCGGAGATCGGGGCATACATCCCGAACATTATTTATATTAACCGGGAAAGCATGGAGAAGGCAACCGGGGGCGGCGGCGGTGGCGGCGGCAGAGGGCAGGACAACAAAGAATTCAAGGAAGTTGAAACGTATTCATCTATAGAAAAAACGGACAACATGATTGCCCTTGTTGTCGGAACCAGAAACGGTAATAATTACATCAAAGCCGGGGAAATCGGGCTTGCAATCAATAAAAGCGGTGAATCCGGTTCGTATGAATCAACCGCATATATCAACGCAAACCATATAAATATATCCGCAACGAACACGGCGTACACGCTTGCCGGAGATCTGGAACACGATGCAAGCGGACGGCTTGTGATAAAGAATGCGGGTGGCTTATATGTTACACGGGACTCCGCAATTGTTGGCGTGTGGGACAAGGGCAATTTGACGGGCGGCGTGATGGTATCAACGATTAACGGACAAACATCATTAAAACTGAAAGCGGATGTTATTGATGTTGCCGGAATTGTGAATGACCTTGCGGCGTATGAAGTTACTGTTGGCTCATTACAAGTAGAAGGGCAAACGGATGCCGATTCCATTTATTGCACGTTTGTTGATGCGGAAGCAGTATATGCGGATGGAAACGATATTTCAAACCCAATTGTTTCAGCATCGGTGAGCGGGAATACACTAACGTTGACCTATGCAAACGGTGATTCTGTAAATTTTAGCAAAGCCGCCACGCTTCAAACAGCGTATGGCGGCAGTAATTCAGGAACAGTAGCAACGTATACAGTTACAGGAAGCCCGGCTGACAATTTCCCAAGCGGCAACGTTGCAACGGGTTCATTTACAATACACATTAGTTCAGCGGCGGCGTATGTTACAGACCCCAACGGGACAATTCGTGCGAGAATTGAAAACAGCTTCACAGATACAGCATACAAAAACGGTTGGAACGAATGTATTGATGCCGCAACGGAAGTAACAAGATATACAAGATCAGCAATTGGCGGCGGCGGCGCATACGGCGGAAGCAATTACGCACATTATATCAATCACCAAGGTAGTTATATGAACATTGGAACTGGATGGTATCAAACAACGCAAGCAGACGCATACAGTTTGCCGAGCAAAAAGTAAAAACAGGGGGAATTATCATGTTTGAAGTTTTCGACAGGCTTATAAATGAATTGAACCTTCTTCCGAAACACTTGATGGACGGGCAACGGATTGCGTTTTGTAGCCAACTTTCCGTCATGGCGCAGGAAATAGCAAAGCTGAAACTGGATGTGATAAAGACCATTGACGAAAAGGACAAGCAAATTGAAGAGTGTAAACAGATGATAAAAAATCTGAACGAAAACGCTGATGCAGAACCGGAAAAAGGAACGATGAATAATGGCGATGATTGAAACGTGGTTTGAACAGGATTTGCAAAAGCCTGTAAAGGTTCACAATATAGGCGGCGAACTGTTCAGCAACAATTCAAGCGGGAACAGGATTGGCGTTGCGGTATACAACAACGGCGAACCCGTTACGCTTTCCGGGTCTGTAAATGGTTACGCTGTTCTGTCTGATGGGTCAACAGTACGTTGTCCAGGAACGAGATCGGGAAACAAGGCATCCGTGACCGTTCCGGCGGCGGCGTATCTCCCCGGTGCGATCTTTATCTCAATTATGCTGACAGACGGAATTGTTACCACAACCCTTGCGGCGGTATCATCCAATGTGCAACAGGTCAATTAACGTGAGGTGATAACATGGCAGTCATTGAAACATGGTTTGAACAGGATTTGCAAAAGGCGGTTCAAGTACAACACCTTGACGGGAGTCTGTTTAGCAATAATGCAAACGGGAACCGGATCGGCGTTGTTGTATATAATAACGGGGTTGCCGCTTCCCTGTCCGGGACGGTTTCCGGGTATGCTGTTCTTCCTGACGGCACAACGGTTCCTTGCACGGGTTCCCTTTCCGGAAACCGTGCTTCTGTGCTGATTCCTGCGGCGGCATATCAACCCGGCATTATCTTTGTTTCCGTATTTCTGACAAGCGGAAGCACGGTTACAACCCTTGCGGCGGTTGCGGCGAACGTACAACAGGCACGGACGGACAGCCAAGTTTCCCCCGGCTCTGCTGTGACGGACTGGACGCAGACGATCAACGCCGCAATGCAAGCTGTTGTGACTGCCAACGCCGCAAACATGGCGGTTGAATACGGTTCTTTGACATATCCGGTTCCCGTGGGGAAATACACGATTTATAACGACCTGCTTTATCGGTGTACAACCCCGATTGCAACCGCTGAATCGTGGACGGCTTCACATTGGACACGGGTGCGGATTGCGGATGAAGTTAGTGACTTAAAGAGCGCTTTAGCATATGCAGACGATAAAGGGCTTACAATAATTGAAAAGTCTGTTATTTGGCAAAATGGTTATGTGAATGCAAGCGGAATTATTGTCAGCAGTTCATTATCAGGATTCGCACTTGTTCCAATCCTTGCCGGTGAGACTGTGAAAATTGGAACGAATAACAATAATATAACGATTATTGGATCGACAACCGCATCAAGTGTTAGCGTTGGAGATAGTATTACAGTAATTCAAAAAACATCTTCAACACAGCAATTTGAAGAATATAGTTATACAGCAGAAGAAAATATCAACCTTGTACTAAGCGTCAAATTGTCTGATTATAGACTGAGTTTTTATAAAGCATCTGAAGCTATAAATGATTTGAAGAGTGCTTTCGATGATGTTACAGGCAGGATATTTGACTATGTAGGCATCCAATATACGCACGAAGAAACGGTAACAAGCGATACAACCCATTATTTTGACTTTTTGCCAATAATTAAGTCTGGGACAACATTTACAATCAAGAATATTGGAACGGCAGGACAGTGGACTTTATTACTTAAAAAGGCAGATGGAACGTATTCAAATGAGGGAAGCGTTGTTGCCGGATATGAAAAAGAAATTACAGCCGAATTTGATGTATATGGAATAAGGAGTTATGTTTCCGGTACACAATGGAAGTTTACCGTTAATGTTTCTAATCCGAATAGCCTGACAGAGAAGACGGAAAATGCAATCAATGATTTACGTTACGGTACGGTCGGATTTGAGCATAACCATGAGGAAACCGTCACAAGTGATACAATACATTATTTTGAGTTGAACCCGATTATTAAAAGCGGAAGAGTATTTAAGATAACAAGCAACGCATCTTCTGGTAGCTTTTCCGTAAATCTTGTTCCAAAAACTGGAAGCGAATCATATAAGGGAACTTGTCAGGCAAAAGGCAGTATTACAATTACAGCACCTTTTGATGTATATAAGATACGTTCTTATGTTAGTGGGACATCGTATAACTTTACAATAGAAGTTTACGGAGATCAGGAAATAGAGATTGATGAGATCGGCAATGTTGCATATTCAAATCAAACAGCAATTAAAGCAATAGGTGCTGGGAATGTGTTCAAGCTGAATTATACAGACAGAGAAACAAACGGCATGAAAATAAAGGTGCTGTCTGATAATTCGATTGAATTGGACGGCACAGCAAGCGCAGATACTAATTTTGAACTTGCATTTAATACATTCCCAACAAGCGAAAATATGATTATGTATTTGGATTGTCCGGATGCTTTGACGGATAATACAAATATATATCTTCAGCCGGGTGCATCAACAAACGGCGGGGCTGTTCAACAACCAACAACGAAAGTATATCCTAATGTTAAGACGGAGGTTAAATTTAACAGCGGGTATATTAAAAGCAGATGCTATTTGCATTTAAATTCAGGGATAGAAATCAGTCATGCAAAAATTATTATTTATGCTTCGTCAGAAGAACCATTTGATGGCACAACAGTACAAGAAAACACTTTTATTTCCGATTATAATGAGGAAAACTTTACTGATGCCGCAGATGATGTAAACGAAATCGTATTGGATACAAGCGGAAATAATGAACAATTCTTATTCTTTACTGATCCTCATCTTGCTGTACAGAGTGGCGGCGGTGCAGGAATGACTTCGGCAACAATACCGTATATTAACCGAATGGAAGCAATATATAATGCTTCGCCGATGTCATTCTGCCTTTGCGGTGGGGACTGGCTTGGAAACGGCGATGTGCCAACTGTAGCGGCTTCAAAACTAACGTATATTGATGGATTTATGCGGAAGAAGTTCAAAAGATATTACCCGATTAACGGGAATCATGACACGAACTATCAAGGGAAGGAAACTCCGTCGAGTCAGACCGGAACGGGAAGAATTGATAACGATGTATTAAAAATGTTCACGGACAAGTTCCGGGAAGAAAACAGGATGTATTATTCATTTGAAACCAAATTAAGTAAATGGTACATATTTGATACCGGAACAGAAAGTGAAGCGGTAGAATTATATCAGACTCAACAACTAAAATGGTTTGCGCAAAGCCTTTTGCAAAATAATGATGAGCATATCATTATTGCGCTTCATATTTTGTTTCCATCAGCCGTTGGGACAACGCAACCGATTACAGAGCAAATACTTACAATAGCTGAAAAATATAATCTTCGTGAATCTGTAATCATAGATGGTCAAACTTATTCGTATGCAGAGAAAACTGGGGAAGTATCATTCTGCATTGCGGGTCATATGCACAGCGATTGGAACGGAACAGTCCATAATATTCCGTGTATATTAACAGCAAATGCGACAAACGGAAACACTCTTACATTTGACCTGTGTGTTGCTGATTTCACGGATAAAAAGCTGTACATGAAACGGGTTGGAACAGGAAACGATAGGACAGTTACAATTCTTTAAAGTACGTTTTGAATCTGCCCCACGTTCAAAACAGATTAGTTATATCGTTGATTATATGGGTAATGTGTTTGATAAAGGCTAAAGCGAAGCAACTTAAATCGGACTTTAAGTTAGAACCGGGCTGAAACCGCAAATGCGTTTTAAGGCACTTTTCAAGCGATTTCAGCCCGGTCTGCTTGCGTATGATTAAATAGTTGATAAAAAGCTGAAACGCCCCGAAACAGACCAAAACGGAAGGAAGGTGCGTGCGTGGGTAAAAAGGCAAACGGTTCAGACCTTGCACAGGTTGGTTTCCAGTATATCGGTATCCCCTATTCCGAACTTGATTGCCAAGCGTTCGTTGAAAAGTGCCTTGCCGATTGCGGCATAAAAAAGAACCTGCCCGGTTCAAACGCATGGTATAGAGAGGTTGCGAAAAATGGGTTGGTTGGCACGCCGGAAGAATGTGTTGCCATGTATGGCACAGTTCCAAAGGGTGCTTTCCTGTTCATTCTGAAGCAGGACGGCGGCGAACCGGAAAAGTACAAACCGGACGGCATGGGCAATGCTTCGCACATTGGCATTGTTACCGGAGAGGGCAAAGGCGCAATCCATTCTTCTTCGTCAAGGGGGTGTGTGTGCGAAAGCGAGTTCCACAACAAAACCGTCAAGAACGGAGGTTGGAATAGGGTTGGGCTTTGGAATGCTGTTGAGTATGGCACGCCTGAACCGACCCCTACCCCGGAACCGATACCGTGCGAATTTGCTGTTGTTTACGCTGACAACGGATTGCCAGTCAAAATGCGTGCAAAACCTTCTGCAAGTTGCCGCCTGTATTGGGAAATCCCGTGCGGCACAACCGTGCTTGTGTTAGATCACGGGACAGACTGGACGAAGATCGAATGGAACAACATTTGCGGGTATATGCTGACCCGCTTTCTTCTTTTTGACGGCGGCACGCCGCACCTGTATACGGTCACAATTCCGCACTTGTCCAAATCGCAAGCGGATGCGTTAATATCGCAATACCCCGGTTCGATCATGACAGAAGAAAGGGGGTGACCGTATGGCAACCGAAACAATCATTTCCCTTGTGTTGGCGTTCTGTGCGCTGTTGTTTACCGCCCTGTCCTTTCGCCGCACACAGAACCAAGACACAAGCGCATCCGCAACAGAGCGTGCGACAATGACAGCCGATGTGCGTTATATCCGGCAGAGCATTGACGAAATCAAACTTGAAAACAGGGCAATCCAAAAAGACGTTGGAGAACTCAAAACAAAAATTGTTGAAGTTGAAGCGAGTGTTGCCAATGCGCACAGACGCATTGACGATATGCAGAAAGGATGATGCAGGTTTGTTCACTTGGGAGTTTTGGAAAGCAACCCTTGTGCGTGCAATCCGTACCTTTGCCGAAAGTATGCTTGCATACATCGGCACAGGTGCAATTGTGCTGAAGGATGTTGATTGGCTTGCCGCCCTTTCGGCGGGCGGGCTTGGCTTTATTATCGCCATCCTGCTTGCTTTGTCCACGGGCATCCCCGAAGCACCGAAAGCCGCCAAGGAATAAAGTAAAACCCGCCCCCGGTTCACGCCGGGGGTTCTTTTTTTATGCCTTTATAATGAAAAAATGTATTCTTTTTGCTGTTTTCCTCTTGTATTTTTGTAGCATACATGCTACAATACAGTTCCCGGGAGATATACCCCCGGGCGGGGGCGGCTGAACCGCCGGACAGAAAGGAAGGGCAAGAGCAATGGCAATGGAAAAGCGGCAGTTGGTCAAGGTGGACAGGAACGGGACGAAGTATTGGAACACACGGATTGTGTGTGACCGTTGTTGCGGCGGGAGCGGGATTTACAGGTGGGGTTCAATTCAGCATGACCGCAACGGAAACGTTATCGGGTCAACATACGCCGGAACCTGCTACAAGTGCGGCGGGGCGGGTTATGTGTGGGAGATTGTCAAAGAGTATACCCCCGAATACAGGGCAAAGCTCGATGCCGCAAACGCAAAGCGCAAGGCGGCAAAGCAAGCCAAATGGGAAGCCGAACGGGCAGAACGTGAAAAGGCGTGGGCTGAACAGCGGGAGAAGGAAGCGGCAGATCGTGCAGAACGTGAGCGCATCCGGCAGGAAGAGATTGAGCGCAACCGGGGGCACTTTATCGGCACGGTTGGTGACAAAATCGAAATGACCGTGACGATTGAACGGACTTTCACCTATGAGGTTCCCCGCTTTGGTGCGCCGTGGACAAATGACACCGTGACCGGGTACGTTTTCAAGACGGATGACAATTGCACGCTTGTTTGGAAGACGGTTGGCGGGTTGCGGCGCAAGGTGTACACCGAAAAAGGTCACTTCAAAGACGATGAAAAGCACGGTTGGTATGATTACGAACACCCGGAAGAGGGCGCACGGGTGACGATAAAAGGCACGATCAAGGCACACGAAGAGTACAACAACGTGAATCAGACGGTTTTGAACCGGGTCAAGTGGATTGCATGACGCTGACAACCGGGGACGCACGCCGCCCCCGGATGCCAACGCCAAGCGTTGGAGAAAGGAAAGGTGCAAGGGCAATGAGCATCAAGGACAAAATCAGGGTACACATTGAGATTGAACGGGAGAATGCCCGGAAGCTTGAAGAGTGGAAGAAAGGGGGCAAGGCACGTGAGTGCAAGTGAGATCATCAAATGCCCGGAATGCGGCAAGGAAATCGGTGAATACGTGCAGACCGGATGGACGAACGGCGGCAAGTATATCGGCAAGATTCGGATGCTTGAACCGAAGTACAACAAGCACAAAACTGCGCACATTGGATTCGGCAAAGGGTTGATTTGCAAATCGTGCGCAAGGCGGCTTTTCCCGAACGGCAAGGCATACGCCGTAAAGGTGGCGTACGGAAGCGGATGGATTCAACCATTTGTTGGTATCAACGGAACCGGGTTTTTCGCAACAAAGGGCGAAGCTGAAAGAACCGCATCAGAGATGAACCGAAGACCGAAGGTTTACGCAAGAGTCGAAGAAAAGGCTATTTGAACAAGATGCCGAGCCGGGGCGGCATATCCCCGGCAGAAAGGGCAAACAATGGCGGCAGGATTGAAGCAGAAAACGCACAAGGTTCTTGACATTGAGGTTGAGGGATTCAAGGTTGTGTGCGTTGTGCATTATGAGCAAGCAATAAACCCGTTTCACCTGTATGTGAAATGGTATGACGGCGGTTGGAAGCTGAAGCAGGTTGCCCGGTATCAAAACTTCTTTTCCGTTGTGTGCGCTGTCAAAGAGTGGATGCAGGATAGGCACATTGGTTTTGCGGGTTGCTTCTGACTACCAAATTGACTACCAAACGCCGTGCGAAATGCACCGAAATGACACTTTTTGACCATAGCCCCAAAGCAAAAGAAATGCCCCTTGCCTTTTGTGGCAAGGGGCTTTGTGGTGTGGCTCAGATAGGACTCGAACCTATGACACTCCGGGTATGAAGCGCATGACCGCACAATCTGGATGCCTTTATTTATCAACCGCTTCGGCGGTTGTTTTTTCATCCTGACTACCATTTTGACAACGAAACGCCTGTTTTACCCGCTCCGCTTCCGATGTTTCCCGGCTGTCCGTCACGCTGTCATATATGCGCAAAAGCATGGTTGCGTCCGCATGACCCATCCATTTTATGACGGTATGCAGTTCAACGGGCGGTTGCATATCCCGAAGCATGGTTGCAAAAGAATGCCGCAAATCATACGGCGTGACCGTGAACGGTATCCACGGCGGCAGTTTGCCCCCGGCGGCAAGGATTGCTTTGTGTTCCCTTGTGCGCCCGTACCAACGGCGGTCAACCCCGTTGATTGCCTTTTCCATGCTTGCCACGTATGACCGCCACACAACCCGCCACGTTGTTTTCGTGACTGCTTTCCCGTGCGCAGATGTTATCAATAGCCCTGTGCGCCCTTTCAAGGCAGCTTTCAGCGGGGGCAACAGCGGGATTGACCTGTTTGCTTTGTCTGTCTTTCCCTCGCCTGTAAAGGCGTATTTCTGCCCGTTTTCGGGGTCTGTGTGGGCGGTTTGTTGCACGGTTATTATTTCCCTCTTGAAGTCAACATCCCGGTCAATATTCACCGCCTTTGCTTCTTGCGGGCGCAACCCGGCATATAACATTGTCATAACAACCGGGTACGCCCTGTGTTCCGTGCAAAGCGTTTCTATCCATTCCCTTTCCTGCGCCGTGATTGACCTATGCCCGCCCGTTGTGCCTTTGTGCGGCTTTGCCGTGCGGTCACGTGCGGGGTTTGACAAGATCAGCCCATCCGCAACCGCTGAATCAAACATGGCGCAATAAAGCTGTTTCGCCGCCTTGATGTATGAATTGGAAAGCCCTTTGTAACGGGTTGAGAAAATGCCCTTGATGTCCGAAGGCTTTACATCAGACAACGGCAGGTTGCCAACCGCATCCGTCAAGTTGGCAAGGTGGGTTCGCAACCCCGTCATTGTGCTTGGCACAACATCCGGGCGGGAACGTTCCAACCATTTTTCTGCGTACCCGCTGACAAAGTATACCGCAAGCCGCCCCCGCTTTTCAGCCGCCTTGAACTCTTCCCGTTGCCGCAGACAATCATCCGGGTCGTACGAATAGAACCATTGGTTGTGATACCTGCACGCATACCGCCCGTCCGGGCGTTTTTTCAATTTCTGCTTTTTCTCCCGTGGCATATCGTCACTTCCTGTTCACAGCAAACGTTATCCCGCCGTTTCGATGCACAAACATGACAAGGTTTCCGCCCTGCGTATATGCGTTATGGTCTTCACCACCGCACGCAAGCAGATAGTTTGACAGAATCACGCCCGCATTGTACGCAAAACCGCTGTTGCCTTCTTCCAAAGACATTGCCGCCGCTGTGCAAAGGGCAAGATAATTTGCGCCGTCCCCGTCAACATAAATGATTATATCATCTTCCAATTCACGGAAATAAATATTGCAATCACCCGCTTTGTAAACCGTATATTTTCCGTCAAATTTCCCGTCCGCAAGTTCCGGTTGCCCAAAAACGGAAAGATAGTCATTGATGGAAGACACATCAACCGCAGATGCCACGGCGGGGATAATCAAAAAAGCAACAAACAGACAAATCAATTTCTTCATGCTTTTTCCTTTCCAAACATTCTGACAAAGCCGACCGCCAACCCGTACACCTGCACATCCGTTCCCGCCGGGTACACTTGCGGCGGGTATGCAGGATTATCCGCAACCAACACGATTCCGTCCCCGTGCTTGTAAAACCTTTTCAGTGTGGCTTCCCCGTCAACGCCAACGGCGGCAATCTGCCCCTGTTGTACTTCTGGCTGTTGCCGTATCAGCACCAAATCCCCCGGCTGAAATGTAGGGTTCATGCTGTCACCCTTGCAACGCAATGCGAAATCGGCGGTCACGCCGTCCGGAAGATCGGCAAACCCTTCAATGTTTTGTTCCGCTGTGATTGGTTGCCCGCACGCAATCTCCCCCACAATCGGTACAACGCCTTTGACCATATTGATGAAGGGCGGCAGTTTATCAACCCGGCACAGCAATTCATCCGCAGATACGCCCAAAGCATCCGCAATGCGCCCGATTGCCAACGCACCCGGTTCAACCTGCCCGCTTTCATACTTTGCAACGGTAACACGGTGCAACATTGCAAGTTCTGCAAGCTCCTCTTGGTTCATGCCCCGTTCCCGGCGCAACTCCGCAATCCGTTTTCCAATATCATTCTGCACAAAAACGCCCCCTTTCATTTGTAACATACATGTTACAAGATTGCAATATGAATGTAAATAGCAAGGCGGCTAATTTTATATTGCATATTTGTACCTTATGTGTTACAATGACTTCCGGTGTACCATATATGTTACAGGAAGGGGGTGCGGGTTATAGCACGGTTGGCACAGGAACGGCAAGCACGGGGGATGACGCAAGAGCAACTTGCAGAAGCTTCCGGGGTTCACCGGGTAACAATTGCACGGATTGAAACCGGGGAAGTTTCGCCCAAAGCGGAAACGCTGAAGCGGCTTGCGGATGCACTTGGTGTGTTGGTGGATGACCTTATGACAAAGGAAGCGGGTTGAGCATGGACAGACTTTATTCGGTGCAGGACATATGCGCCCGGTATCAATGCAAGCCAACAACCGCCCGGAAATACATGCGGGACATGGAACACTTGGAAGCCCCGCTGATGGTTACGGAAAGGGCTGTTGCGGCATGGGAACGGCGCAAGACCTTGCCCCCGGAAAGCGAAACCCGGCAATTGTTGCGGAAGGTGGTGAAAAGATGACAGGCGCAGAGGTTGACGCAATCAAGGAAGCGGCAGACGCAATGGCGTGGGAAGAACTGAACGAAGATGACCCGCACGCCAAAGCGGCGGTTGACCTGCTGACCAAAGCGGCGCACGCATTGCAACAGGCTGAAGATTTCTTGCAACAAGCCGCCGCAGAGGTTGAGGGAAGCCCGGAAACGCACAGGATTGCCGCACTTGAAGAAGCGGCAGAGAACTTGGACGCTGATGTGTGGACGCAGATTAGGAGGTTTTGACGGATGGAATTGTGGCAGTTGATGCACCCCGCCGCCGGACGGATAAAGGGGTTGCGCAGATCACCGCTTGCCCGCTTCCGGGTTTGGTTGCGGTACAGGCGGGGTGAATACCCGTGGTTTGTACAGATATGAAAAAAGCCCCGCCGAAGCGGGGGAATGCAAGGGCAATCACATTCGCCCCGATTATAACACAGGGGCAAGAGAAAGGAAAGAAAAAAATGAGCGAGTTGCTGAAAGCTGAAGCCGAAGGGTTTGTCATTGACACAGATGCGAAAGCCGAATGGGCTTTGGGCAAGATCAAGGAAGCACGGGCAGACCGGGACACGTGGGTTGCGTGGTACAAAGACAAAATTCGGGAGATCACGGAACAGACCGACTTCGACACGATGAACCTTGAACGGATGCTTGCAGAGTATTTTGCAACCGTGCCGCACAAAAAGAGCAAGACACAGGAAAGCTACAAGCTCCCCGGCGGCAAGTTGGTTTTGAAGACGCAGAATCCGGAATACAAGCGTGATGACAAAACGGTCATTGATTGGGCAAAGGCAAACGGTATGGCGCAGTTTGTCAAGGTCAAGGAAGAATTGGATTGGGCAGGGCTCAAAGACGCAACAGCGATTTTTGAAGGTCATGTTGTGACAGAGGACGGAGAGGTTGTTCCCGGCATTGATGTTGTAGACCGGGAAGCGAAGTTTAGCGTGGAGGTATAAGGCGATGAGCGAAGGAAAGATTTACGGCTTGATTGGTCAAGCAATGCGGGAGATTGGTGCGATTGGTAAAGACAGCAAAAACGCACAGCAAGGTTTTATGTATCGGGGAATTGATGCGGTCATGAATGCGCTGAACCCGGTTATGGCAAAGCTTGGTTTGTTTCTTTGCCCGGAAGTGCTTGAGCAGACACGGGAAGAACGGCAAGGGCGCAACGGCGGGACTCTGTTGTACTCCATTTTGAAGATCAAATACACCCTGTATGCGCCGGACGGGTCAAGCGTGTCTTGCGTGGTGTTGGGTGAGGGCATGGACAGCGGAGACAAGGCAAGCAACAAGGCAATGTCCGTTGCATACAAGTATGCGGCTTTCCAGTTGTTTTGCATCCCAACGGCTGAAATGGTTGACCCGGATGCGGAAGTGCATGAGGTTGCGCCAAAGGGCGCAAAAAACTCACCCAAACAGGCAACGCCGCCCCCGGCGCAACCAAAAGCAGAGGTAACAACGGCGGCAAAAGTACCGCCAACCGCACAGAAACAGGCACAGCAAACGCCGCCCGCCCCCGTTTCCCCGGTGCTTGAGTACCTTGCAAAAGAGAGGGAAGCGTTGCGGGTTGTGCGGGAAATCAGCAAGGCAGAAAACAACGCCATTTGGAAAGCACAGGTCAAGGCGCTGACGGATGCCAAGCTTGCCCCGGCAAAGCCGCTGACAGAGTACACGCAGAAGGAAGCGGAAAATCTGATTGGCGCAATGTATGCCAACTTTACCC